CAGCATCAGATATTATATTCCCAGCAAGTGGAACAGGTAGTTCAACACCAGCAACTACTATAGTGCCACATTGGGGTGTTGCAACACATACTGCAAATGCAATGGTGTTTGCATGTGTAGAAATAGACTATGATCCACAAAATGGACTTACAGGCTTACCACCGATGACATTTGAGATGACTAATTCAGTTAAGAATCCAGGTGATGTGCTAAATGATTATTTACTTAACACAAGATATGGTGTTGGACTTACAACAGCAGATTTTGATCAAAGCAGTATAACAGGAACAGCAAACAGTCAAATGAAAGGCTTTTGCGACCAGTTAGTAAGTCATAGAAACGCAAGTAATGTAAGTGTAACGGACAAACGTTACGAGATAAACGGCGTTGTAACTACCTTTAGTGATGTAAAATCAAACATCGATAGGATATGTCAAGCAGGTGGCACATACTTTGCTTTCAATAATAAAACAGGCAAATATCAAGCATTACCAAATAGAGAATTTACTAGTGCAGAAGAAAGTGCCGCACTTGTATATTCAGATGATAACATTGTTAGTAAAATAGACATATCAAGCACAGACTTGTTTAGTATGTATAATGGTTTAGAAGTAGAATTTGCAGACTCAACGAGAAAAGATGTAATGAATACTGTTAGAATAGATACACCTAATAGCGATAGAAACACAAATGAACCAGAAAATGTTTTATCATACAAATTAGATTTAATTAATGATAACATAAGAGCAGAAAGATTAGGTAATATCGACTTACAACAAAGTAGAAACGCAACAGTTATATCGTTTGCAAGTGATTTTAGTGGAATACAAACAGATGTAGGAGACTTAATCAAAGTAAACATGCCTTTATATGGTTATAGTAATAAGTTGTTTAAAGTGTTGAGAACAAAAGAAGTCGAAGCAGAAGGCGGAATGTTGACATGTGAAATAACAGCAATTGAATATCAATCAACAATATATGCAAATCCAAATACGCAAATAAGTCTGCCAAGAGCAAACATAACACTACCAAGAATACCTATTATGCCACCGGGCGGACTACCATTACCAATTGCATTGCAAGGCAGTTATGGTAACTTGTCATTGCCTAACAAATTTGGTAGCACATTGGTAAATGAACAAATGGCAGAACTAGGTGCAGGTGTGCAGTTAGCAGACTCACCAGCCGCCAATACAAGTATTGTAAGTGGAACCACATTCAAAGACATTATAGCAGAAGAAAGTTATGATATAACTAATTCAGACGTTGGCGACTTTGAATTTAGCAGTAGTGCAACAGTAGGTGGCACATTGACAGGTGCATATAACGTAGGATATAGACAAAGTGTTAATTTACAATTTGCAAACGCAACACATACTCAAGAACAACTTATATCTGGTGGTGGTATTGAATTAGGCAATATGCCAGCAACAACACCTCCTCCACCATTAGTTGCTAACTTTAAAGTAACAACAGATCCAACAGCATATGGTTTTCCAGCAGACATGAAACCTACAAAAGCAAACATAAAATTACAAGCATACAGTGATATAGGCACTAGTGGTCCGGCGCCTAGACAGTTCGCTGGACTTAATTATGAATTTGCAAGAATTACAAAAGGTGAGAGAGAATAATGGCGCAAGGACAATATAGAACATTTTACATAACTGCAACAGGCAAAATTGTTATATCAAGACGCATGACTGATGCTAGAATAACAGAAAGACTTGCAGTTCATACAGATCAAAGTTATATAAATGCATATTGTGTATCACCAGATACGCAACGTGTAAATTTAGAAACAAAACAATTAGAAGACATACCAGTAAATGTAGATTACACATACTGGATGAAACAGAGACGTAAGTTAGAACTTATAGATTCAGACTGGACACAAGGTATTGATTCACCATTAAGTGACAGTAAAAAAGCAGAATGGCAAACATATAGACAACAATTAAGAGACTTGCCAAGCAACTATAGTTCAGCAATAACGGATAGGGACAGTATAACATGGCCAACCAAACCAAGTTAACCAACCGCACCAACCTAACCAAATGGAGTAAGTTATGCCTATAGGATCAAGAAAATTAGGAGCATTTAAAAACAAATACAATGCTGGAACAGGCACTACACCCACAGCCTTATCATTTGCTATTGCTGAGACTTTCTCAGGTAATAGTATAACTAGAAATGATTTAACTACTCATGATGCTAATACAGTTGTATTCAATGTATCAAGTAACAGACCAAACGCAACAGTAACTTATATTATAGATGATTTAGGTAGTAATTTAACAAGTAGTGACTTTACAGATAATACACTTACAGCAAATGTCACTTTAGACAGCAATGGTAATGCAAATATATCTAAAACAATAACATCTACAACAGGGTCTGGACACAAATCTTTTAGATTAAGAGTTACAAGAACAACAGATAATACTGCTAATTTAGTTGTAAGTTCAACTTTGAATTTATACGAACTTACACCTATAACAATGTCTGGAGGCGATACTACAGAAACATCCAATATTGCCAATGATCCTGCAATAACAGGAAGTGGTATTGTTATGTTAGGTTCAAGTAGATTACATACATATTCTACTTCTGGTAATGCTAATTTAGTTGTCACTAATCTAGGTAACTATCAAGGTAACGCAAATATTTGGAATGATCAATATGCAATTACTAATACTAATTTTAGTTATTGGGCAGATACTACATTACAAACAAATAATACATTCGCTGGCCTAGGCATTAGAGCATTATTAGTCGGTGGTGGTGGTAACAATGGTAATGGTTTTGGCGGCGGTGCTGGAGAAGTTGGATTTTTGAAATATTCATTTGCAAACATTTCACCAGGCACATACACAATGACAGTTGCCGCAGGAATTAGCGGCAGTGATACTACTTCACCTATGGCAGATAGTAGTATTATGTTTAATGGCAATTCCTCATTATCTAAATATGCCATTGGCGGCGGTAATGGTGGTGGTAAAGACTTAGTTAGCACACCATTTAATTTTCCTACACCACCAGGTGGCACAGGTAGTAGTAAAAGTGCATGGGGTAGAGGAGGAAGTTCCGGTGGTTCTGGTAACTTTGTTGCAGGACAGGTAACGAGCTCCGGTGTTGGTAATTATTTAAATGCTACAGCAGTTCTACAAGGTAGTGGTAATTATACTGCTAACACAGATCTTTCTGCAGTAACTTTTGCACCTGATCTTTCTGTAAGCGGAACAGCATTAAGGCCAAAGACTTATTTTGCGGCCGGCACTAATGGTGCCATTGATGCGGCAGTGGGGGCTTCTACTGGTGGAGGTGGTGCCGCTAGAAGTGGAGGAGGCACTGGTTCAGGCGGAATAACCGCTTATGGACACCCTCAGGCTCTCGATGGTGTCAATATAGGTGGGGGTGGATTATCATTACCTAGAAACAAAAATGCGCCTGACGAAACCGGCAAGTATCCAATATATAGTAACGGTTTTGATCTTACTTTTAGAGATAGTCCATTGTTTAATATGACAGATGCTAACGTAGAAATAGCAGGCGGAGGCGGTTCTTCAGGCAATGGTATAGGTTTTAATGGATATGGTGGAGCAAATGGTAAGAATGGTGTCATTGCTTTAAATTACCCATACAGGCCGGCTTACAGACTAATTACAAAGACAGATTTGTCATAAACGGATAAATAAGTATTGAACATATTCAATGTTGCCTCAGTAACATTGTCTAATCCAACAGGAGACATGAATGAGTGGCCGAATTTTATCATTTTCCCAATATTTGGGTGGTGGCGACAACGTCAAGATCGAAGAACGTTTTCCAAACGATCAAAAAACATTTACCTATAACTATGCAAACGCAGATGTTTCTGGTTATACTTTCACAGCAGATTATCAAAATATACTTTTAAGTTCTATCACTTACGACAGAACAACAGGTGATCCTAATTTTACAGATACAACTGTAACAGGATATTTTGGTGCCGCGGCTAATATATCAGCCAGTGGCAACGTAATTAACACTAGTCAAGCGGCAACCGGCATTGTCAAATTCACTATACCTGCAGATTTATATACAGGCAACGTGGTTCCAGATGCAAGAGCAAATGTAGTTGCTACTGTAGTATCTTTCCAATGGCAAACAAATGATTCGCCAGTGCAAAAAGATAGACATAGATGGGTCTTACTAAACAGATATGATCCAATGATAGGTAAAGTTCCCAGAGATCCAGCATTAGAGTCGAACTTTGTCAAAATAACATAAGGAGTTATCATGGCGACTGTAACAGTATCCCAAGTAAAATCGAACGTAGACGTAAATTCAACAACTAGCACCGTTAGTGTAACCCAAGCAGTAAGTAATGTAAGTATATCGGCAACTGGAGTGACTACTGCAGATATACGAAGTGCTCTTTCAAACACATCTCCTATAACATATAATAGTCTAACAGGTGTAATTGGTTTAGAACAAACATTAGATGATCTTACATTAAAGAAATATCAAGAAACAATAGTTGATAATGGTAGTGGAAGTGGTAATGTTTCAGTAAATATTAACAATGGAACTGTTCATACGTTTAATCTTACTGGTAATATTACAGGTATAACACTTAACAATATAGCAGATGGCGGTTCAGCAACACTATTCTTTTTACAAGATTCATTAGGTGGTATTTCATTAGATACCACAACTCATGCAAGTAACTTCACCAATTGGAACTTTACAAACGACTTTAAAACGTTTGATACAACAGGTAGTGCATACAACATTATAAATGTTTTTTATGATGCTCCTAAATATTACGCAACATTAATTACTAAAACATTACCAGCGATTCAAAATTCAGAATTAGCAAACAGCAGTCTGACAGTTAACGGCACTAGTATTTCACTAGGCAGTAGCGGTAACATT